GCGATCCTCTGAGCAAGGCAGGCGTGGTGGGCGCATTCTGCCGCACATACGACATATACGGCGCGATGGACACCTACCTCGACGGTATTTACGAGCCGGTGGACAATTCACGCGGGCGTTTTACCTACCTCGGAGGAACGACAACGGGTGGCGCTGTGGTGTACGACAACGGGATGTTCCTCTACTCCCACCATTCCACTGACCCCTGCTGCGGCAGGCTTGTGAATGCGTTCGATTTGGTGCGTATGCACAAGTTCGGGGAGATGGACGACGGGGCTGACCCGAATACGCCCACGAACCGGCTGCCGTCGTATGCGGCGATGTGCAACCTCGCCATCGAGGACCCAAAGGTCTCGCGGCAGCTGGCAAAGGAACGGGCCGATTCTGCGGTCAGCGATTTTCAGGGGCTGAGCGAGGCGCCGGCTGCCGAAGCTGAGAACCTCGACTGGACGATGGATCTGGAACTGAACCAAAACGGCATGGTCAAGGCCACCATCGACAACATCTGGCTTATCCTTGAAAACGACCCGAACCTCCGTGGCAAATTCGCTCTAAACGAGTTTGCGGGTCGTGGCGAGGTGTTGGGCGACTTACCGTGGAGTTCTTTCGACCAGCGCAGAGCTTGGGCAGACAATGACAATCAGGGGCTGTACTGGTACTTCGAGAAAGTCTACAAAATCACGGGCAACGGGAAAATCGACGGCGCGCTGTCCCTGCACAGCGAGAAGCACAAGTTCAATGACGTCCGCAACTACCTGTCCAAGCTGGAATGGGAC